CAACTGGTTGGGCTTCCGACATTCTTTACTCCTTTATGTGGGGCCAGTCAACACTTTGACCGGGTAGCCTTATTGTATTATAATAGTATCGGGACCAATATCCACTACTTTTTATCTTGTTTATTAGACATCAGGCCACCTTTTCCAAACCCTACTTGTCCAGATGTATTTTTTCCTGATTTAATATCTTTAAGTTTAGCTGATGTTCTTGCTTGATTTGCTTTTTTAGAGGATGTTCCTGCTTTAATAGCCGCCGTAGCTGCTTTACTTGCCTCTGACTGTGCCTTAATCGCTGCATGATAAGCGGGTGAAGTAGTGTCACCTGAGTTGGCTTTAACAGCAGCAGTTGCATTCTGCCAAGACTGGATTGCCTGACTTGCAGAAGGTTGCGAATTAGATTTAGCTGCAGCAGCCTTACTCTTAGGCTGTGTACCCAGCGCATGGCTTTTTAGAGAAGTATCTGCATAAAAGTCTTTTAAAGACCTGTGGCTTAGCTTACCTGTGCCGCCAACACGACGCGCACCGTTCCAGCTATCACCCTGTTCTGGTCCTTGTATACCAGCTCCACCAGCATCAAAACCTAATAAGTCTCCTAGCCAAGTATCGCCAAAATTAACAACACCGTTACCGTCTACGTCACGTAGTACGCCACCACCGCCAAGTAGACCGCCGCCACCTAAGACACCAGAACCTGTTTCTTTACCACGGCTAGTAATGTTCTGGAAAGCTTTATCTATTTCTTCTGCTGCTCTGGTATCGCCAGAAGTCATAGCTTCTTGATACTTTTCTTTCAAACCCTTAGATACGTTGAAAATCTCTGCACGTCTAGCTACACCAGCTATTGTACCTAGCATAGGGTTAAGAGCAGTCACGCCCTTAGCTGCTTTACCTAAAGAGCCATCTACAAGCTTGTTACCGTAGTCAATCAACTCTTTGGCACTTTTACCTTCAAAGCGACTTGCAGACTTTTCTACTTGTTCTTGCTCTTTCTCAAAAGCTCGTAGATTGGCATCATTATAATCGTCTTTGTTAGAGGAAGGTTTATCTACAATAGGCTTAGATGTAGGGGCTTCAACTGTAGGAGCTGCGTTAGCGGGTGTTGTTGACTGCTCTCCTTCAGGCTTGTATCCCATGTCAATAAGTGACTGAGAAGCGGCATCAGGTTTACCGTCTATAAACGTAAGAATTGCTGTCTCTCCGTTTGGTCCTACATAAACACGCTGTTCACGCTGTTGACTAACAACAGGGTCCGTAAAGAGACTTTCAATACCTTCGTTAAACAGAGGTGTACCAACTTCTAAGCCACCCTCGTCATAGCCTACAGGCATTTCCTCATCGTCTACTGTCTGTAGCTCTGAGATGTCAAACGGTAGGTCATCCTCTGGTTCTACCATCTCCATACCGCTATCTTCTTGCCCTACTGGTTCACCGCCAATACGACCATTCTCTTCCATCTCTTGGTAGCCTGCTTTGGCTTGGGTACGTAAATCTTCAAAGAACTTAACTCCATAGAAGCGTACAACATCAGCAGGTACTACATATTCACCTTCACTTAGTTGCGCTGGGATATCGTCACGCACTTCTTCAGGCATAGCGCCTAGCGGTACTTCATTACCCGACTCAGGGTCCACACCTACAGTTGTATCAGGAGCTTCTCCCACTTCACCGCCCAGCGCATATCCTGTACGGCTTGACTTGAATACCGCTTCTGTTTGTTCATCCGTTGCCATACCACCCTCGTTGTATTCTTTTTTAGCTTTTAAGATATCAGCAGCAGCCCTTTTTAGCTTTTCATAGACTTCTGCATACTTTTCTCTATCACCCTCTTTAAGAATCTGAATAGAATCAGACACTTTACCTATTTCTGGACCTACAACTTCATAAAGAAGCTCTTCTGTTTGATTTTTAAAATTAGATGGTCTAGGTCTTACAAAGGTTGCATCTGGGTTATCTCCTAATTCAGCTCGTAACTCTTCCATATGATCGCTTTCGTCTAAAAGAAACTCAGCAGTATCCTGACCATACTTAGAAACAAAACCTACAGGGTCATTTTCGTATGCATCTTTTAAAAGCTTGTGACCTCTATGTCTGTATTCATGAACAATGGTATCCTTAGATGAACCTCTTTGTGGACCGTAAAGTATATCATCTTTTTCACCTAGAGTACCTAAACCACGTTTTTTCATAGGTTTATCTCTTAAATAATATGCATTATCTGTCCACTCAGGTAGAATATACTTAGCTTTCTTAGGGTCAAATCCTAAAGCAGCGATAGGGTCTTTATCTAGTAGTTCTTTTAAATCCCACTCAAATTCAAGATCGCCAAAAGCTTCTGATGATTTTTTATTAACCGCCATTGACTGCCTCTCTTAACAGCTTGAGTTTCCTTAGTGTGGCTATAGAGCCTTGCGCTCGATGTACCTCTGCAAGGGAGTCAGCGCGTTCTATTGTACGATGTTGTATATGAATAAGATCATCTACGTGAGCCAAGAAAGCTTCATATAGTTCTTTATTGTTGACGAGGGGTTTGAGGTTGCTCATTGCCAGTAAATCCTTGTTCGCCCGGTACAGGAGCTGTGCCTATGCCGATCTGTTGACCACCACCGCCAGATGTATCCTGAACACCCTGTACTCCTTGTCCCTCTGGCCCAGCAGGTGCTTCAGGTTGAGGTGCTTGGAACCCTTTTAGGATTTCTGCTTGAATAGCTGCGTCCTGCATAGAGTTAGTAACTTTATCAGGGTCAAGGTCCATGCTCTTAGCGATTTCACGTATAATGTAATCCATTTTAGCGAAAGGTGCAAGAACTGGATTCTGTGCTACTTGTAAGAATTGCATTAGGCGCTGGGAGCGTACTTCGTTAGCCATCAAGCTCTCTGTACCTGATGCACGTACTTCTAGGTCACCTTTAATGTTGTCATCAAAGTCAAACTGCATGTTGAATGCAAAGAATGCTTTACCTAGAGGGCGTAACAGATAGTCGTCTACGTTTTTAACTACTGAACGAATAGAACCGTTAGCAGCAGACATAAGCATAGAAATACCAGAGGCAGTCCGACCAACGCCGCTGACTCCAGTTTGACCATGAGCAAACGAAGGAAATCCTGTACTCTCATCTGCTAAAACCCTAGCCTTATCAAATAGTTGCATGTTTTCTTGTGCGACATTTGGGAACTTAGTACCGAAGATTGCCTGACCCGGAGCACCGCCTTGACGACGGAAGACCTTACCGGGATACACAGATAGGTCTTGACCCGGTACTAGGTTAGTCTCGTCTACTTCAATAATCAAGTTACCAGATAGTGCAGCGTTATCAATAGCCATACGCATAAAGCCATTCATCAGCGTCTGCGTGTCATCCATATTCTCTGCAATACCTACGCCAAAGAAGCTGTATGGGTTATGCTCATAAGGTACAGCGTAGTAAGGAATGCGTGTAGGTTTGAATGGGTTTAGTACCATACGGATTACTTCACCGTTACACACCCATACGTTAGCGTTCACTTCATCTAAGTCTTTAAGCTCTGAAGGTACTTTTAGGCCGTACTCTTCTAGCATATCTGTATCAATGTAACCCCAGAACTCCAACACTTCCCAGCGCTCTGATGTAGGCTGTGTGTCATCGTCTTCCATAGTCATTTCCCAGTACTTCTGTACGTAGTCTGGGCCTTTAGCTACAGCCATATCCACTGCGTCACTCATAAAGTAAGGACGGTTCTTTAGAGAGCGTAGCTGTGTTCGTGACATCTTGTGACGCTCAACAGTATACTCTGCGTCTTGCATAGACTTAGCTTCTGGGTCAGGATAGAAGTCCCACGCAGATACGTGACTACACTCTGGTACTGTCTTGATTAGCGGGTCATACTCACCTTCGTCATTCCAGTTAGGATACTCTTTATCTACAGCAAACGGGCCTTTCATGACACCTGTACCAAGTAGAGCCATCTCAAACGCCATAGAGCGTAGGTGTGTAGATGCACCAGACTCATTTAGCTGGTCATGAATCTTCTTTTCCATCTTCTTAGCTGCAACCATAGCAGGATGGAATGTTACTGTAGTAGGTGTAGTACCATCACCTTCAATAATCTTATCTGATACTGAAGAGAGTTTATCTTGTAGTGGACCTAAACGACGCTTCAAGTCATTAAGAGTTTCACCTGGTTGTAGCTGTGTATTACCATCTAGTATAAACGGTTGTGAAGGTTTGTTCTCTGTAACACCACGTAAAGCATCGCCAGCCTGTGCTGCATTAGGGTCAATGTTAATGTGTACTGACTCTGCAACACCATCAGGTAGAACTGAAGGGTCTACTGTTAGTGGGAACTTATTGTTACCAAATAGTACGTCTACAATCTGACCATATGCTGCTAGCGTTTTAGTCTTAGTAACCTTAACAAAGATGCGAGACTTTTCTGTGTCAGTAAATTGTACGTCTGAACTATAGATACCACGATAGTTGCGATAAGCTTTTAGCCACCGCTGTTCGTCTGCATAACGTGCGTCTTCTGCTCGTTTATAGCGCTCTTCAACAAAGCCTACTACGCTAGACTTCTCTTTAAAGATGCTATCATCACTGTCTTCTGCAGCTACGACTTCATCAGTTTCAAACATTTCTTCTTGTTCTGCCATACTTAGTACCCGAATTTAGGATCACTAGCTTGAAAACCAGTGCGTTGTGTTGCTGGGTTGAAATCCCATATGCTGCTGCGTGGACGTGTCATGATACCGTAGCGTAGAGCGTCATACAAGTGATCCTCTGCGTTTGTATCTACATCTTCTGGGTTTTTCTTATCCAGAGGAATGCTTGGAATCTGTGCAATAGTGTTCATGCAACTATCCATAAATACTAGACGTGGCTTCTCAGTAAATTCATCTACCTGTAAACGTCTGTGTATTTCGTTTTTACCTGCGACACGAGAGCCTCTACTGCGATCTGACGGACGCCAACGGCAACCCTTCATGTTCATTTGCTCTGCTAGGGATGGCCCCGTGTCGCCTCGGTTGTGCCACAAAGAGCTATCGAGCACACCGTATCTCATACCACCGTCATGCTTCTCTGCGTCTAATATCATATCCGCTAGATCGGAAGCTGTAACTTTAGAACAATATAACTCTCTGTAAACAATGAGTTGCTCGTCAGGGGCAACAGCGAACCAGAGAACGCCTGTGTAAGAGCCGTAGCCGTAGTCGCAAGCTCTAAATTTAGTCCAGCTATCTGGTATTTCAAAAGAGTCAACAACGTGTATATTCCTATCAAACTCTGGGAATGCAGCCCCTTCGTTAATGTCCCAATTACCCTCTAAGAGCTGCTTTCTTTGGTGCTCTGGTAGTGATAGAAGCATCGCTTCATAGTCACCTGCTTCTGCCAGATAAGGGTTATCAAATAGACTTGCAGGTATAAAACGGCGCTTGAATAGAGGCTGACCCTCTTTACTGTGTCCCTTAGGGAACGTAATAGTGTCGCCAGTTTCAATGTTAGTAGCCCAAAAAGGTTTTCCTGCTGGCGCTGGGTCAATAAACATCTTTTTAACCCAAGAGTGACCCGCACCACCTGGGTTGGTTGTAGCTCTCATATACAAACCTAAGTCTGTAGCGTGTGCACTACGTAGACGTGATCTCATATAATCCCAAGCGTAAGGTGTAGACCATTGAGTAAGTTCGTCAAATCCAATCCAGTTAAAAGCCTGACCTTGATATCGTGTGACATCAGTATCCTTGTCGAGGTATGACATCCAGAGTCGTCCACCTCTAGGGCTTGTCCATTGTGACTTACGCTCTGACCACTTAATTCCCGGTACTGCACGAGGGTATAACTCCTGA